AACTAAAGGAAAACCAAAAAGAGTAAGTGGTAATGTTGATAGACTAGTTGTAAGTGAAAGACGAGAACATAGCAGAAAACCAGATCGAATCAGAAATGATATAGTCAAACTTTGTGGTGATTTACCAAGAATAGAATTGTTTGCTAGAGAGAGTTTTCCTGGTTGGGATGTATGGGGAAATGAGGTAACAAAGTGGAATTGACATTAGCAATATTTTATGTTATAATGATCTACGCATTTATAGTATGGTTATTACGAAAGTGGAACAATGAAGATATTAAAAGATAGTGTAAACGATTTTTTTAAATGGGTAAAAGGTACCGAGTTAGTAGAACTTGACGACATAGATGTATCCGAGGATCCTGTTAGACCTGAATTAACTTTAGGTTTTAGAATTACACACGACAGAAAAATATTCGGATTAAAATACGACAAAGAAATAGAAGCAATTATATGTGTTGCATTTTGTCCTGAAATACCTTATACCGTAAGAGAAATGGATTATATGTCCAGAGTAAAAGATGGCAAGTGTGCTATTGCATATACGGTATGGTCTCGTAAAAGAGGTGCAGGTAGAGAGATTGTAAGTAAACTAGGCGAGTGGGCAAAGAAAAACAAGATGGAAAGACTTGTAACTCTATCACCATTAACGCCTATGGCAACACACTTTCACATTAAGAACGGTGCTAAACAAATACATATAAACGAAGAAACACAAAATTTTGAATATGACATCAACTGATTATATTAGAACATATGCGGATCAAAACGGTTTACCTATTATGGATCAACTGACATTTGAACGTATTACTAATAATGTAGGTAAAGATCAGTTTAGATTAGATTTAGCAGATTATATTGAGAAGTATAGACCAGTATTTCCTTTGAAAAAAATATCTTTAGATGATGTAAGAACTTCATTTTACGACTTACAAAAACAAGATATTACACAATATTGTAAACTTGATGTAAAAAATGTTATGGAAAAATATGATGATTACAAATATAATTATAAAGATTACGGTCTAGGAATTATAGACGCACCTTCAACTTATAATAATGTATCTAATCATTTTCACCAAGAGTTAAGATTAAATTGTTCTAGTTATAGTTTTAAAGCACCTTTAGATGTATGGTATAATGGTAATGCAAAAGATATATGGCGTTGTCTAGGTCCTATCTGGCGAGGTATCAATGATATGAAAAAAGTTATGGTTGAAGGTAAAGAAGAATTAAGAGGTGGCAAGTTATCTGAAGCAAGTTATTTAAGTGCATTTAGATTAGGTACATATATTGCGACTCAATTTAAACCTAATGTTGCTAAAACAATTTACCAATTAACCAATGCAAAAAGAGTTTTAGATACAAGTTGTGGATGGGGAGATAGACTTGCTGGCTTCTTTGCCTCGGACGCTGAGGAGTATATAGGATGTGATCCTAACCCTAATACTTGGCGAAAGTATCAGGAACAGATAAAAGTTTACAATAGTTTCTTAACTAAACCTAAAAAAGTTAAGATATACAATTGTGGTGCTGAAGATTTACCTTGGTCAGAAATAGATAATATAGATTGTTCATTTACAAGTCCACCATATTTTTCTACTGAAGAATATAATAAGGGTGGTGAAATGGAAGAGAATCAATCGTGGTTTAAATTTAACGAGTATGAAAAATGGCGTGATGATTTCTTTTTACCTGTATCTAAAAAATGTTTTGAAAGATCAAAGCATACTATAATTAACATTATGGATCCACAAGTAAAAGGTAAAAGATATAGAAGTTGTGATGAAGTTGTTGATATGCTAAAAGATAATTTTGTAGGTCAAATAGGAATGAGAATTATGCAAAGACCTAAATCAGATAAGTTATTTGAAACTGAAGAAGCAAAACAAGAGTTTATGAATAAAACATTTATAGAAAATGTATGGTGTTTTTCTAAAGATAAAAATGTAGATTTATTTAGCACAGCAAGGAAAGGTACTTTAGATAGTTTCTTTGAATAAATATTATGATGGCAATACAACAAAAAGAATATATTTCTCAACAAGAGTATTGGGACTATCAAAGAAAAGTACAATACAATAAAGAACAAATTTTTGCTATGGCAAAAAGATTTGAGGGTAGAACTTATAATGATTTTGGTCCTGTACATATTGATGAAGTTAAAGAAATGTTATGGAATAAAATACAACCACACGAATATGAAGAACCACCTTCAGATTGGGTACCAGAGGATCCAAAATATAGACTATGGAGTGAAGATCAATTAGACGCAACTAAACTAAAACCAAAAGCAAGAAAAGTTGTATTGAGAGCAAAACAAAAAATAGATGAAGTGCCAAATATATTAGATGATGATTACGATATATAAAGGATATAATAATTACTTAACACATAGTTTTCCTGCCAAGGAGCTTGACAATATTAAGAAAGTGTGTTATGATCTAGGTATTAAATGGTATACAATATCTTATAATGATGAGGAGATGAAAGAATATGAACAATTTTCTAAAAGACATAATTAAAGAAACAGGTAATGAATATGCTTCACTAGTTAGTGATGGTGTTGATTCGGCAGATGTAACAAGTTTTATTGATACAGGTTCGTATTCATTTAACGCTTTACTATCAGGTAGTATCTATGGTGGTATGCCAGGTAATAAGATTACTGCTATTGCAGGTGAGGCCGCTACAGGTAAAACTTTCTTTGCATTAGGAATTGTAAAACATTTTTTAGATACAGATAAAGACGCAGGCGTAATTTACTTTGAATCAGAAAGTGCTATCTCAAAAGATATGATTGAGAATAGAGGTGTTGATTCAACAAGAATGGTTGTAGTGCCTGTTGCAACCGTACAAGAATTTAGAAGTCAATCAATCAAAATACTTGACAAATATTTAGAACAACCAGAGGATAAAAGAAAACCTTTAATGTTTGTATTAGATAGTTTAGGAATGTTATCTACTACAAAAGAAATGGAAGATACTGCCGCTGGTAAAGAAACAAGAGATATGACTAGATCACAAATAGTCAAATCTACATTTAGAGTTTTAACACTTAAATTAGGCAAAGCAAATGTGCCTATGATAATGACCAATCACACTTATGATGTTATTGGTTCTATGTTCCCTCAAAAAGAAATGGGTGGCGGTTCGGGTTTAAAATACGCTGCCTCATCAATCATTTACCTAGGTAAACGAAAAGAAAAAGACGGTACTGAAGTAATTGGTAATGTTATTCATTGTAAAAATTATAAATCAAGGTTAACTAAAGAAAATGCTCAAATAGATGTAAGACTTACTTATAAACAAGGACTAGACAAATACTATGGTCTTTTAGAACTTGGCGAACAAGCAGGTGTATTCAAAAAAGTATCTACAAGATACGAAATGCCTGATGGTTCAAAAGTTTTTGGTAAGTCAATCAATACAGAACCAGAAAAATATTTTACAAAAGAAACATTAGATAAGATTGATGAATATGCCAAAAGAAAATTCTCCTACGGATCAGACGAAGAATAAAAAATACGCTTTTGTACAAAGAGAAGGTGATGACTTTAGTTGTATAAAGTTATTACAACCACCTTACAAAGGTGTTATCTTTAAATACGGTAAAGTTGGATTTAGTGAAAATGAAAATCCTGACGGCACTAGATCAATGAAGTTTGATTACGATATACTTTTCAATCCACACGAAATGGACCTTGACAATAAAGAGTTTATAGACTATATTGGTGATATGTTAGTAGAATTTATAGATGAGAAATTGAAAAAAGGAGAACCAATTGAGTAATTATATTTCTGTATATGATGATGTATTAAAACCAAATCAATGTCAACACTTGATTGAGAAGTTTGAAGATTCAAAACAACAATGGATAAAAACAGAATTAAAAGGTCATAGGTCTTTTACAGAAATTAATATAAATGCAAATGAAGATTGGCAAGAGTATGTTGATATATTATATAAAACATTAAGACCATATGTTGACAAGTATATAACAGATAATAAGATAGATAAAGTTAAACAATGGCCAGAAAAATTTGGGTTTGAACAAATCCGTTTTAAAAAATATGAAGTTAATAATGTAGATGAATTTCAGGAACACGTAGATGTTATGGATTATGCTAGTGCCAAAAGATTTCTTGTGTTCTTTTTATATTTAAAAGATAATGAAGGTGGTCATACATCTTTTCCTGAATATGATATGAAAGTACAACCAAAGACTGGCAGATTATTAATGTTTCCTCCTATGTGGAACTATAAACATATAGGACATAAACCAATTAAACAACCAAAATATATAGTAGGAAGTTATCTACACTACATTTAATTATGAATAATGAAAGAATAGAATATACAATATTAAGAAATCTTATATTCAATGAAGATTATACTAGAAAAGTTTTACCTTTTATAAACGAAATCTTTTTTCCTAAAAGAGAAGAACAAATTTTATTCCAAGAAATTAATACTTTTGTATTGAAGTATAAAAATCTGCCATCAAAAGAATCAATATTAATTGAACTAGGCAATCGTAAAGATATAAACGAAGAAGAAAATAGAATAGTAAAAGAGTTAATTAACTCATTAAGTCCTGAAGAAATAGATCAACAATGGTTGTTAGATACAACAGAAAAGTTTTGTAAAGATCGTGCTGTTCACAATGCAGTATTAGACGGTATAAAAATTTTAGATGGTAAAGATAAAAAGAGAACACAAGAAGCAATACCTAGTATTCTTGCAGACGCATTAGCAGTTAGTTTTGATAAACATATAGGGCACGATTATATAGAAGACGCAGACGACAGATTTAAATTTTATCATACAAAAGAGAAGAAGTATCAATTTGATTTATCTTACTTCAACAGAATTACAAAAGGCGGTGTACCAAGTAAAACATTAAATATTGCTCTTGCAGGTACGGGTGTAGGTAAGTCTTTGTTTATGTGTCATTGTGCTAGTGCTTATTTGGCACAAGGTTTAAATGTATTGTATATTACTTTAGAAATGGCGGAAGAAAGAATTGCTGAAAGAATTGACGCAAATTTATTAGATGTATCTATGGATGATTTACACTCTCTACCAAAAGACTTGTATGATTCTAAAATATTAAAAGTAAAAAATAGATCAACTGGTAAATTAATTATTAAAGAATATCCAACTGCGTCTGCTCACGCAGGTCATTTCAGAGCATTGTTTAATGAACTATCATTAAAGAAAAGTTTTAGACCAGATGTTGTATTCATAGATTATCTTAATATATGTACTAGTGCTAGATTTAAAGGTGGTAATGTAGGATCATATTTCTTTATCAAGGCAATTGCTGAAGAATTAAGAGGTCTTGCTGTTGAGTTTAATGTGCCAATCTTTAGTGCAACACAAACAACTAGAACTGGTTATATATCAACTGATATTGGTTTAGAAGATACGGCAGAGTCTTTTGGTTTGCCTGCAACTGCTGACTTTATGTTTGCTTTACAATCAAATGAGGAACTAGAACAACTAGGACAAATGAAAGTTAAACAATTAAAGAATAGATATAATGATCCAGGTATTAATAGATCATTTATTATAGGTGTTGATAGGGCAAAAATGAAATTATATGATGTTGAAAATACAGCACAAAACATAGTAGATAAAGGTACTGAAGTTGAAACTAACGAAAAGGATCCTTACGATAAATTTTCAGATTTTAAAGTATGATAAAGAAAACATTATTTACAATAGATTATTACCTAAAAGAAAATTTTATAAATCAATCTGAAATAGATAAAATATGTGATAGTATAGATAAAAAGTCATTAATAGATTATGATTATATAAAAGGCAATGCTAAAACATCTATTGGTGTAAGTCAAAATCAATTTTTAGATTTTCACAAAGATTTAGAAGAAAAAATAGTAAAAGAAATACCTATAAAGAATCAAAGAATGGCAGAGTCTTGGTGTACAATACAAAAAGAAGATAGTACATTAAAATGGCACAATCATCCTAATTCAGTTTTGTCTGGTATTTTATATCTAAAAGTAGATTGGGATAGTAGTAAATTGGTCTTTCAAAATCCTACTTCTATGGAAGGTGAAGTGGTAGAGATACAACCTTCGCCTGGAATGTTATTAATGTGGCCAAGTTTTTTAATGCACGGTTCAGGTAATACAATAAACAAAAGTAAAGAAAGAATTATTTTAGGATTTAATACTTATTGGGATAAAAAATGATAAAACTAAATGCCTTTCAAACTAATATACACGCTCAATATGATTTTTTAAGAGGTGGTGCTATAGATCGTTTGATAAAATCTATAAAAAAAGAAGACTTGACAAACCACAATGCTCTTGTAGGTAATGCAAAATCAACCTTTACACCAGATAGAGGTTTTTTAGATAATCATAATTCAGTAAAACATAGAGTAGAGGAAAAACTTTTTTTCCCTAATTTACAGATTACTAATTCCTGGTGTAATGTACAAGGAGAACGTAGTACACTAAATTTTCATAGGCATCCAGACTCAATTATTTCTGGTATAATATTTTTACAAGTAGATGACAAAAGTAGTAAGTTATATTTTCAAAATCCTAATAACATATATGTTAAGTGTGATGATGATATGTGTATTACACCCGAACCAGGATTGTTATTAATGTGGCCGAGTTGGTTGGCACACGGTTCAGGTGACGATACGAATATGAGTACAGAAAGAATAGTAGTAAGTTTTAATACATACTTCAGAAAGGAGACTAATGCCGAAAAAACAAAGAGTTAGATTTCATAGAGGTGATAGAAAACCTAAATCGGATAAAGAATATGATACTCTATCTTATAAAGTTAAGATGAAAAAAAGAGGTCGTAAGATACTCTGGCAAGTAATAGAACAACCTACTAAAAATACTATTGCTGAATACTTCTTTGAAGAAGACGCACAAAAACTAGCAGACTTCCAAAACAAACACCGTGTATGGCAATTAAACGGTGGTATACCAAGGTTTCTCTGGCATAGGGCTTGACACTCCTTTATAAATATGTTATAGAGAGAGAACTATGGCATTATTTAGCAAGGCAGATTTACCTAAATCAAAATATATCGTATCTATCGTAGCCAAAATTAAAAAAGGCACGGCAATTAAAGTAGAAGACGGCAAGTCCTACAAGTTTAAAAAAACTAAAGATATTGATATGTTAGAAAAAGTACAAACAAATTTTCAAAAGTATAATAAAATACTTTATCCTAACAATAAGTATGCACCTATATTTACTGATGGTAAAAAGTATTTTACATTTATAGATATAGACAAAGCACCATTTTCAGGTATGGGTGGTGGTAAATCAAGGAATGTTTTAGGTAAAAAACTAGCAGACGCAGGCGAGTTAGCAACCGTAATGTCTTTGAAAAAAGATATTGAAACTGCTAAAGATACTGGACAATCCATATTCAAAGATAATCCAGACGCTTTTTCTGATTGGTATAATACATTTCAATACACACGCCCAGCAGTAAAGAAGATTGTAGGTTCTTTAAATAATTTTGATATTATCCACGACGCTACCGATAAATCAAATTTTGGAACTACTATTAAAGCATTTTTAAATAAAGCAAATATCTCAAAACAAGATTCTTGGAATCCAGCAGATGTTTATATAATTAGTAAAAATGCAAGAGTTAATATAATAAAAGATTTAAAAAAGATAATTGATACTTATGATGTTTCAGATGGACTAATTAATATGTTCAATGATAAATTGTATAAACTTTATAAGAAGAAAATGCTTTTTCCTATTTCTCTTAAACAATTGATTTCAGAAAAAGCAAATGTAGATTATACAAATATACCAGGTCAAGTTAAAGTGGCAGATTACGATATTGAAATAGCAAAATTTAATTGTAACTTGACTACCGAAGGTAAAGAAATAGGTTTATTTACTTTTAATAATAAAGATACAAAAAAACAAATCACTATGCAAGTTAGAGGATTTCCTCACGGTTATGGTACTGCACAAACAGAAATTACATCCGACGGTACACCAACAGGAGGTCGTTTAGGAAAAATTCCTACAAAAGTAGTTGATAGTGTTATGGGTCAATACAAAGATGAAAGAATTACCAGTATAAGATATTTTGGATCACAACCATTTGAAAGTTTTGATAAAAATAAAATAGAAGAAACTTATAAGATGTATGAAACCGTTATCAAAGATCCGAAAGTTAATAATGAAAAATCAATAAGTTTTAAAGAGTTTGATAAAACAATTGATATTGCAAAATCTAATATTGACATTGCTAAAAATATGGTTATGAAGATACAAGGTTTAAAAATAATGAACTTTTTTATAAAAAATAAAAAAAACTTATCTAGTATTATGAATAAGATGATAAACGGTGCTAAAAAAATAGATGATTCTAACGGATTCTTTATTAAGATATACTAGAGATAAAGTATTATAAATAGTATTATTGATTTATATGGAAAATGTGATTATATTAATGGAACAAATTGGAGAGAAATGTTTAGTTTTAAGGGTTTTATTACCACAGAAAAGAATACGCACCTTGAACATTTAGAAGACGATATAATTAATCGTGGTTCGGATGGTGGTCGTAATGCAGTAAATTTTTTAAAGTCAGTTAGAAATATGCTGGCTGGTTCTGCTAGCGGACGAGTTAATATGTCTGTTAAGTGGGACGGCGCTCCTGCTATAATCGCAGGTAAAAATCCTGAAAACGGCAAATTCTTTGTCGGCACAAAATCAGTCTTCAACAAAACACCTAAAATTAATTATACACCTGGAGATATTACAAGAAATCATAGTGGTCCTGTTGCTGCTAAATTACTTGTATGTTTAAGAGAATTAAAAAGATTAGGTATCAATGGTATCTATCAAGGTGATTTATTATTTACAAAAGGCGATACTAAAGCAGCAAACATAGATGGTGAAAGAATGATAACTTTTACACCTAACACTATTACATATGCAGTACCAGTATCATCTTCTTTAGGTAGAAGAATTGTTAGAGCAAGATTAGGTATTGTATTTCATACATACTATACAGGTAAAACTATGTCATCTTTAACTGCTGGGTTTGGTACAATAAGTGGTAAGTCAGGATCAACAGCAGTTTATTTAGCAAGTGCAGGATATACTGATACATCTGGATCATCTACATTTACATCTGGAGAGTTAGCAAGATTTGATGGACTGATAAGAATGGCAGAAGGTTCTTTATTAAAAGCAGCGCCACTATTAGATGTAATGAAATCTAATGATAGTTTATCAGTTGGGTTTAGATTAAAGTCATTTTTTAATCATTATATTAGAAACACACAAGGACATATGGGTAAGGTTAAAACTTTACAAGATATGTTTAGAGAATATTACGATCAAATATTATCTGCTGAGATTAGTGATAGAAAAACTGCTAGGGGTAAAGAAAAATATATTAAAGCAAAGAAAGACGGTTTAAATTTTATAGATAAAAATAGAAGTGCATTATACTTTGCTATTGCCTCTCACGTGAGTTTAGGTAATGCAAAGAACTTTCTTATACAAAAACTATCACAGATACAAAGTATAGGACATTTTATTAGAACACCTAATGGATATAGAGTAACTAATCCAGAAGGTTTTGTTGCAGTAGATAAAAAAGCAGGTGCAGTTAAACTTGTAGATAGATTAGAATTTAGTAGAGCAAACTTTACTATTGCAAAAGATTGGGTAAAAGGATAATGAAAAAAACTTTACAAGAAGTTAGAGATTATATTTACGAAGGTGTTTACGATCCAGGTATCTTCAAGGCATTTTTTCTTGCAGGTGGTCCTGGTTCAGGTAAGACTTTTGTAACTCAATCAGCATTTGCAGGTACAGGTTTAAAACTAGTTAATTCAGATGTTAAATTTGAAAGAGATTTAAAAAAGGCAAATCTCTCATTAAAAATGCCAGATGAAGAAAAATATTTTAGAGATATAATTAGACAAGGTGCAAAACAATTTGTTGGAAAACAAATGGATCAATACTTAAAAGGCAGACTAGGTATGATTATAGATAGTACAGCAAGAGATTATTCTACAATACAAAGACAATATAATTTATTAAGAAACATTGGATACGATTGTTATATGATATTTGTTAATACAAGTTTAGATGTTGCGTTAGAAAGAAATAGAACTAGAAGTAGATCAATACCAGAATACATAGTACAAAAAAGTTGGAAAGGTGTTCAAGCAAATATGGGTGCATTTCAAAAAGTATTTGGACATAATAAACTATTAATAGTAGATAATAATAAAGATGATAAAGAATTAGTTACACAAACTTTAAATACTGCTTCAAGGTTTATTAGAAGTAGATTAAGAACTAAACCAGAAACACAAATTGCAATGTCGTGGATTAAAAGAGAGTTAGAGGCAAAGAAAAGAATATGAGATTTAAAGATTACATATTTAAACATTTAAAAAATCAGAAACAGAATCTACAAGACGCTGTTATTGATATACCTAGACAGACTTATGCTGTAGGTATATTCTCTAATCCTGAATCAAAAGATCCAAAAATCAAACCTGAAATTATAGGTATGATTATGAAACAATTTACAGAATTTAAAAAAGAATATCCTATATTAGATTATTCTTTAATAGGTTCTATCTTAACAAAAAGATATAGAGATGACGCAGACCTTGACATCAATGTATTATTTGATGTGCCAAAAGAAAAACAAGAAGAAGAAAGATTAAGATTATCTCAAAAGTATTTGTCTGCTAAATCACCAGATAGTGTAAACGGTAAACTAATACCTGGAACACGACATCCTATTAACTATTATTTTATTACAGATAAACAAACTTACGAAGATCAGAATAAAAAAGCAGACGCTGTATTTGATATAGGTAATAACAAATTTGTTAAACGACCTGAAGATTTTGAATTTGATCCATCTTTATATATCAAAGACTTTGAGAAAAAAGTACAAGAGATAGATGTAATCAAAGGTGAATTAAAAAGAGATATTATAGATTACAAAGAATTAAAAGGACTAACAACTAATGATGTTTTAAATTTACAAGACAAAGTAAAAGATAAGTTAGAAGAAATAGAAGATAGTATAGAAGATATAATAAAAATAGGTGATGTAGTTATCGCAGATAGAAGAAAAGCATTTGATAGCGATATGTCGCCTGAACAAATAAGACAATTTGGAATTAAAAATAGATTACCTAAAGCAGTAATCTATAAGATGTTAGAGAAATACCATTATATAACTTTCTACAAATATTGTAAAAAGATATTAGATGATGGTGTGGTAACTGATAAAGAGATAGACGATTTAAGTATAAACGAAAAGAGAAGAAAATCAATTGCATTTACATTTGGTAGATTTAATCCACCAACATCTGGACACGAAAAACTAATTAATAAAGTTGCAAGTGTTAGAGCAGATACATTTAAAATATATTTAAGTAGAAGTAATGACCCTAAAAAGAATCCATTATCACCTAGAACAAAACTAACTCATATGAAAATGATGTTTCCTAGATATAGTAGAAACATTGAAATTAATACAACGAATATGATTTTAGATATTGCAAGTAAATTGCATAGACAAGGATTTACAGAAATCTTTATGGTTGTAGGTAGTGATAGAGTTAGAGAGTTTGAAACAATACTTAACAAGTATAATGATGTAAGAAGTAGGCACGGATACTATAACTTTGATAATATTAATGTATTATCAGCAGGTGAAAGAGATCCAGATTCAGAAGGTGTATCAGGTATGTCAGCAAGTAAAATGAGGGATGCCGCTAGTAAAGATGATTTTAACACTTTCAAAAAAGGTGTGCCATCATCATATAGAAATGCAGATGATTTATTCAAAGATGTAAGAAAAGGAATGAATTTGGCTGCTAGTTACACATATGCTAGTAATTACAGACCAGTTAAATCTTTACAAGAATTTGAACAAAATCAAATTAGAGATTTATATATTAGAGAAATGATCTTTAATATAGGAGACAAAGTTAAATATATCAAAGAAGATATGGATGGAAAAGTGATAAGAAAAGGTACAAATTATATTGTACTAGAAGATAACAACAACAATTTACACAAAGCGTGGATATGGGATTGTTTACCAGATCCAGCAGATAGAGAGGCACAAGTGCGAGAACACAATTTAGATGTAGATTACGGCTTTACAGCAGTTTCTACTAAAGAAGATATGGATAGGTTGCCACAAGATAAAGATGTTAAGAAAAAAGACGGAACACAACCTAAAAAGTATTACAAAGATATGTCAAAAGACACAAAGAATAAAAGAGCAGATCATTTTAAAAATACAGATACTACTAAAAATGACAATGATCCTGCACCTGGTGATAAAGACGCAAAGACAAAACCAAGTGTACATACAAAGAAATTTAAACAGATGTACGGAGAGGTTACTGAAAGAAAACAAAAACCTTATGTATCATCAGCAAACGGAGTATATAGTGTATTAAATGGTGATGGAAAAGAAGTATTTAAGACTAGAGATAAGACACTAGCACACGCTTGGTTTAAAAAGAACTATGATAAGATTAAAGAGTCATACGATATAGG